CTTAATACTATACATTTTATTTTCAAATCAGCTAAGGTTTTTTTATCCATCAACTCCTTTGTTGTTGTTATATTTTCAACTGCACCAAATAGTCCCTCTAGTACAAGCCTATGCGTCTGAGTACCGTCCAGCGTCCCTGTAAGACCGAACCTGTACTTACATTGATGCAACTTAGTCATTATACCTGTTAGAGACTTTGCTTTAAATAAATGAGCTTCATCTCCAATCACACAACCAAACTGTTCAAAATATTTCTTCGGCATCTTGTAGATAGATTGCCATGTTGATATCACAACATCTTTGGTTACTTTTCTGTCATGGCCTTGATATATTCTTTGACAGTATGTGCCAGGACTCCAGCCATAATCTTGAAAGTCAGAATACATCTGTTCAACTAAAGATGTAGTAGGAACAAGTATTAGAGTCTTTAGTCCCATCATATGATAATAACGAACTAGTGCATATATTATTAAAGACTTACCACTAGCAGTAGGAGAAACGAGAAGAGCACGATTTCGGGCAACAGCATGGTGTACGGCATCAATTTGATAATCACGAATTTTAAGGGACTTTCCCCGTGATTTTGGCTTGAGTGATTTGATAAAGCCTCCAGCAACCTGACGTACAATAGTCCGCTCATCTTCTACTCCTTCTTCTATTATATATTCAATTTTATTTCTAGAACAAAATTGTTTAATGTATGGCAATAGTCCGACATAAATTTCACCAGAGCCAGGACTAAACAAACGTATCTTTCCATCCCACATACGATTACGATACATTGGCATGAACTTTGCGCCAGGAACTTCAAAGGTAAAAAACTCTGTAAGTTCTTGTGATGTAGATGGGTCTAAATCATCTAAAACTAAATAAACTTCATTTTTTTTAGATATGAGCATTTTGTAAAGTGCCCGGCTCTCCATAGTCGCCCCTCAATATAATATTCCATGAAATACTTATACGTTTTCCATTAGTAGGTGGCACCCAATGTTGTAACCATGAAGGAAAAATATAACCAACACCCTTTATTGCATCAAATTGTATCATACTACAATTTTGCCGGTTTGCTTTATTTCTTGGTCTAAGAACATTTGCTTGTGGCCTAGGATCAAAGAATTGTATAGGTGCCGCACCATCTTGTGCTTCAAGATAATATACTCCTGACAAAAAATTATTAGAATGTGTATGCGGTGGATGAGCATCTCCTTTATACAAATAGTTTGCCCACATACCAGTTATTTCTAAATGTTTATAATGATAACCTAATTTTTTCACATAATCTTTATTGGCAACTAAAACAGCATCTCTTAAATCTGCATAATAGGACATATTATAAAGCTTATCATCTGTATGAAATTTGTGATTTTTTTTAACTTCTTTAATATATCCTGTCATTTGTTGTTGTAACAATTTATCAGGATGATAAGAAAATTCTGATATCATAGTAGGAAAACATTCATGCATCTTTACATCAGCCATGATACTATACTCCAACGTGTTCCTTTGGTTACAGCTTTTGCTTCATGTGGATACATAAAGTTAGAAGGAAAAATTATTGATGAACCCTTCTCCGGCAGAAACACTTCTTCAGCTACAAAAAATTCACCACCTTCATAATCATTATTTAAATATAATAAAACCGAAACTTGTGGATACCCATACTGTTGACCATGACTATGATGTATATTATCTACATGTTCAGACATAAATCCACCTTCTGAATATTTGTTAATTCTAAAATCTGTATGATGAATACAAGAAAAATCCTTATGCTGATTTGAATATTCTTTTATAGTTTTTAAAACTCCTTTTTTAATATCATCATAATATGGCATATCCTTCATAACCCATACTTCATCCATTTCAACACGTTCATCACTTGTTTTGGATTTACCGTCATTGTTTGAATAGGTAGATTTTCTCATACCCCAATCATGAGCAATAATATTATCACAAACAGAATCAGGAATTATATTTTCATAAAATCCAATATAATCAGTAATGAATGGAAAGAACCAATCAGGACATGTCATTTATACCATTCCCGCTTCAAACTTTTTCCATTCAATTGCGTTCTTTATATCCCACCCACGATTATCAATTGACTTGATAACTCCTTCAAGATATTTTATTACAATTTCCAAATAACCAATCTTATTCATCAATGCAATAACTTCTTCATCAGAAGTGATATACATGGCCAGATCATTCTTTAAAACTTTTAGATCAAACGGTTTTGCAACATAAACTTTGACATCAGCCTTACCACCATAGTACTCCCATTTTTCTCTGTACATTCGTTGGTAATCACCATTGGTTTTTTGCAACAGTAATTTAATTTTTTGATTTTTTAGGGATTCAGAACCAAGTTGTTCTTCGTTCTCTATGATAAGGTCTTTTCTTGTTTCTTCTTTTAACTGGTCTAGATTCATAAAATATAATTCTTTCAAAAATGTGAGCAGAGTTTTGATTTACTCTCTTTTTTATATATTGTCATTTAAGACTAAAGTTTGAAAACTGTTAAAGTTTATCGCATCTGCTCGAATTTATTTATAATGTTTTAATTTCATAAATTTGATAAGCAAATTCAGCTGTTGCAACTATATATTCTACATCTGTTGCCGTTTGAGTAAAATCTAATGCACTTAAAGATATAGGAAATATATTTTCAAAATTCACTTCGACAATGGGATTATTTTTATTGGAAAGAATTTGTAAAAATGCATCTGAATACATTGCTTTATCAGCGGTTGCGGACCCAATTCTATCTACTGTTGGCGTACCACCACCAGCTGGAGTTTTTGATGTTACATCTCTGAATGTCCGAAACTGCTCTCTATTTTCTGGAAACCCAATACCTACCATCCAATTATGAAGTGAAATATAATTTTCTAGATACTCATCAACTATAAAGGATATAGATAAATTTTCATATTCTAATTTTTCTCCCATAGTTGGAATATCTTTAAACGGAGTTGCATGAGTAACAGTCCCAGCAGAAATGCCAGGAAGATTTGCACTTACTGTAAAGAATTCCACTTTCGGTAATTGATGAATACCAAAACGAAATTGAGTCGGACTTGCATAATCCAGCTGGTCCGGTTGTCTTGCAAGAGGTGATTGTGAAGTTGCCATATGACTATTTATATGTTAGAAGTAATGACATTCTCACATATAATCCATTTTTCATTTGATCGAAATATTTAGCTCTGGGATCATCATCAAACCATTTTGGTATTTCTTCATTTCTAGGAAATGGATGCATTACAATACAATTATCTGGCATTTCTTTTACATGTTCCTTTGTTAGTTGATAAGAACCTTTACTTCCTCTTTCTTTCTGAACTCTGGTCAAATAATAAACATCAGATTTTGGTAACTTATCAAAATCATAAGTTTCACAATAATTTATTTCGCACTCTTTTTTCAAAGCTTTAGAAAGAGAATGTACAGTTCTACCGTTTACTATATCACCTACAAACGTAATTGTCAAGTCCTTCATTCTACCAAAATTTTCATGAATAGTATATAAATCTAACAGAGTTTGTGTAGGATGTTCCCCCTTACCATCACCAGCATTAATAATAGGAACTTCACTAACTTCTGCGGCCAATTTTGCATCGCCTGCGTTTTGTGATCTCAATACAATTATATCACTATAACAGCCCATAGTACGAATTGTATCCTGTAGGTTTTCTCCCTTGGATACACTACTATAGTTAATCTCATTGATAGATAAAACTTCACCGCCAAGTTTTAACATGGCGGTGTGAAAAGAAGAACTGGTACGAGTAGATGGCTCGTAAAATAAATTAGTAAGTATTTTACCTCTTAATGAATCTTTATATATGTAAGAATCATTTTTTAAAATACCAGCACGATTAAATAAAATTTCAATATCTGTTTCTGTTAAATCGTCTATTGAAACTAAATGATACATCCTCTTTATTTATAACAAAAAAAAGGGAGATCCGAAGACCCCCCTCTTTAAATTTAATGTCGTTGTTTAAGCAATCCGCTGAACAACAATGCACATAACACCATCAACTGGCTTCTTACGAGTGATGAACTTCCAACCCTGCTTCGTGAGACTAGGTGGACAACTAGGACGCTTGTCCGTCTTCTTCATGTCACTCAAAGGTTCAGCAAAACCAAGATCAACCTCCGTAGTCCACCAAGGATACTTGACAGAACCACCCTTGCCTTCACTCATATCAATTTTCGCAAAATCGTTTACATCTAGTACTATAACCATGATAAAATCTTTCTATATGGTAATCATTCAAGA